ATTAGATACATAATTTTTGATGTTATGAATACTCCTAGAAAGCATACTATCAGTCATAGTCTGCCATCTGAGATTGCTATTGAAAATAAATCTTTCAGTATCTGTCAGATTCTCATAGTCATTACGATCTTTTGTAAGAGATACCTCTTCTGGTAACCAGTGAAACTCTTCTTGCTTTCTCCACAGCTCAAAGAACTTTGGATATTTAAATCTATCATACCTCTGTAAAGATAGGTCTTCTCCTAGAAACATAGGCTGCTTTGTTGTATCGATGTTTTTTGTATTAAGCACGGTGTTCATTTTTAAATTGTTTTTGTTAAAGGTTTTATATAGCGCACGCTCCTGATTCGCATCCGTCATCAACTGCATCTTCTCCGGAGGTCTGCTTGTCTCCATCATCAGTATTCAGATAGTAACCAGTACGCCATCCGAGTTTATAAGAAAGTAACAATTCCTTAATTACCTTAGAGTCTGGTAGAGCTCCATTATCGTAATGAGCGTAGTTATAGTATATATTAGCACTAATACTCATATCGACCCATTTCTGTAGAGCACCTACAATCTTAATAAGACCTTCATTACTCTCCATATCATACGCTAAAGTATATTTACTTTTATACGATGAGTAGTTAGGTACAATAACGGGTAACGTCCTCGCCTTCGATTTCTTATATGTGATAAAGGATCTAACTGGTTCGATTCCATTTGTAGAGCACTGAATAACAGAAGAACTCTCGCACGGCATTATTGCTGATACAGTACTATGTCTCAAGCCAAACTCTTTAATTCTTGCTCTAAGTGATTCCCAGTCCATAGAATTCTCCCTGGTTACAAACTCATCAATATCCTTTTTGTATGTATCGATAGGTAGCCATCCTTTAGAATATTTAGTTTCGTTGAATTTAGAACATGCACCTTTTTCTTCCGCTAGCTTACATGACGCACTCAGAAGATTATACTGTACCTTTTCCATCAACTCATCAGCAACGTTAGGTGCTTCATCATCTTCATACTTAACACCTTTCTTCGCGAGATAAGCCGCGAAGTTTGTAATACCTATACCGAGTGACCTTCTATTTTTTGTAAAGTTCTCAGCAGCGGGTAGGAAGTAGTCTTGATAGTCGATGAGTTGGTCTAGAATACGAATAGTAATATCACATACCTTTTCCATCTCAGCATCAGACTGAATCTCTAATACATTAATGGCTGATAAAATACATATACCGATCTCAGCATCAGCATCAGTAGTTTCCTGTAGGGGTTTTGTGGGATGTAACACCTCGACACATAAGTTAGTCATCTTGACATCTGTATCCCACGCTGATCGCTGATTGCAGTGATCGATGTTCATGTAGTAGATTCTACCTGTTTCTACACGCTCTTTAACAAAAAGAGACATTAAAGAGCGAGCTTTGACCGTCTTCTTAAACTTTAACGATGTCTTACGCTCGTACTGCTCATATAGTTCATCGAAGTTCTCATGCCCAAACGCATCATATAGGTCCTTTGCTTCGTTCGGAGAGAATAAAGTGATGTCTTCATTTTTGAGAAATCTCTGGTAAAATAACTCACTGAATTGAATACAGTAGTCTAGCTTTCTAACACGGTTATCATCAGTACCAGAGTTGTTCTTAAGTACTAGCATATCCTCAACCTCGTAGTGCCAGAATGGAAAGTTGACTGTTGCGGATCCACCTCTAATACCATTCTGATGACAAGACTTAACGGTAGACTCCATTAACTTGAGAAACGGAATAACACCTGTATGTAAGACTTCACCATTTCTAATTGCAGAGTTAATGGGCCGTACTCGCCCGATATTTAAACCTATACCATATCTAGACCCGGTTGCGAACCCAGCGGCAGCAGATGATGAAAAGATAGAGGGTAAAGTATCGTCAATATCAATCAAACAACAAGACGCATACTGTCTAATTTTTGTACGTACACCTGCCATTAGAGGTGTAGGTATGTTGATCTTAAACTTAGAGAAGTAGTCATATGCTTTCTTTACATACGCGATGCGCCTGTCACCTGTATACTGACCGAAGCATACCATAGCAATAATCATATAAGCAAATTGAGGGGTTTCGTAGAGCTTTCCGGTAGACCTGTCTTGAATAAGATATTTGTCGCATAACTGTCTCATGCCTGCATAAGTGAAGCTCTCATCGCGACTATGATCAATATACTCATTGAGTTTATTAAGTTCAGTCTTACTATACATCATTAAGATATCCTCATCATATACATCATGGTCGTGTACGTTCTCGTTAATAAAATCGCTGAGCCTAGGCGGGTTTTTACCGCCCCATACCTCTTTGCGTAGATGGTACGATAGCAGACGTGCAGCGACATACTGGTAATTAGGTGAGTTAAGACTAATTAGATTAGCGGCAGAATCAACTAAACCGTCATGTATCTCAGCTGTCGTCATACCGTCTTTCTTCTGTAGATTAGCATTAATTTCGATATCAGATACTGTTACCCCTTTAATACCCTCCACAGCCCACTCAATAACTCGGTGAATCTTCTCTACGTTGTAGGGAACTACCTCCCCGTTTCTTTTCACAATGTTCATATATACGAGTTTATTTACTTTATTTTGTTATGATTAATAGTTTAAAAGCACCAAATCTTTGAAAATTAAATTCATCTTCATTTAGCTCAAGTAAGTGCTGTAGTATCTTCTTGTCGTCAATAATAGGGTTATCTGTTAGGTGTGTAAATGCGTTAAAGTCAATAGGAAAAATATGCTTATTCAGATACGAATATGCATCATTACATGTCATGTTGTACTCACCTAATATCTGCTCGTATGTTGAAATATCAACTGTATTTTCCTTTTGCTGGTTTATTAGAGTGTTAGCTAACCCCCTCCCTGTCTTATTCAGCTTTAAAAATAGCCCGTACAGGGGTAATATGAAGTAATCATGTGCATCTCTCTTATGTACTATTAATGATTTTTTAGGGTTATATTTTTTATTAATCGAGAGTCGTGCATGATCGTACTCGTTTTTAATAGCAAAACCTAAAAATAGAGTAGGTAGGTCGCCACTATATGCTTCAAACTTATCAATATCGACCGGTTGGTCTACTAATCTTATATCAATCATTACATTGAAATCTCGCTAATCATTGCGCCTGTCTTAATATTGATTGTTCTAATCTTATCTCCCACGTATGGGGTTTTAATAATTACAGAGACTACATCTCCGGAGATAGTAGGTCCGGTATATTCTCCGGGTGGTAGGCTGTGAGATGCCTGTATACCCCCGGTCTGTACATCAAAGATTTCTACCTTATTGTTATTAATTCGTGCAGTTAAGTTCATACCTTTATTATATACTCTTTTATAAACTGTTCAACATCAGAATCGGTTTTATTATATGTAAACCCTGTCAACGCGCTATTAAAGCTAGGGTGATCCTTTAGTATACTCTTTTTACCAAACTTCTCCTGTACAAACGCTATAACGTCCTCGGATGGTAATAATATACTCTCATCAACATTTAATACTTTTCGGATATCTTCACACTTATAACCTTTTTTGAGAAAGGCTTTAACTTCTCTACAAACATAATATTTTATGAGATTACCCTCACCACCATATTCGTCTATCTTTTTCTTAAGGAAATCACCTGAGTAAACAGTAGGTTTACCGGTAAAAACACAATTAATCTTTTGCGTGCTTGGCATCATATAATTATAAGGTATAACGTGGGATTTTCAACTTTAAACTCTAAATACTAGTATGAACTTTGATGATCTGTGTAAACAACTTCTAGAAGACTTTACTGCACCTACCGATACTAAGAGACCAGTTAAGGTTAGACCGAGTGGTAAATATGGTACGGTCAATCCTCAGCTGAACGAGCCCCATAATACCAAATCTGTATCAGGTTTTAAAGGTCAACCAGGTGGAAAAATGAAGACGATGTTCGTTACTCTACCGGTAAGAAAGAAGAAGAAGAAGCCTAAAACTGATCCTGAATAAAACGTAGTGTTCTCTCATTACGGTCTTGCAGCCGGTGATATCTGCCCTTTTTATCTTTGTATTTTCTTTCGTGCTCCTTAATCATACCTGCTTTATCTCTATTAAGTACATGCTGTGTAAACTTAGGAAATTTAGTAGTAACGTTACCGATATTAAAAGTGAAGTCAAGGAGTATTTGTTTTTGATTAAGTTTTAGAGTATTATAATCTACACTATACTTTAATCTTAAGTGTCTCTTTAGCCTATCTTCTGAAGTACGTAGATCCTTAAAAAGCAGTGCGGTAGCCTCTGCTTCTGTCAGGCCACTGGAGTACTTACCGGACTTTGACTCACTTGTTGTGAGTTTATGACCGTAACCAATAGTAGCTGTACCACCTTCCGGGCTCGGGTACGGGTAAAACTTATTACCTCTCCAGCCCGCCTTCACAGAGTTTTCTGCCTCCTTTACTTCCTGTATGAAGCTAGGATTATAAGTCGGTGACGGGGATACCTTTATAGGCGTTTTAGAAGGGGATGTAAATGTGATCGCTGGCGATGCATCAGCGGGATCTGCACCGCTAGTAAGTGAAGCTAAACCTAATGCACCAGCTGCTACGGCTCCCTTAAGACTTTCATCGATGTAGTAATAATGTTCGAACGTCGTCATTGACAATATTTATTCAAACGTCTACCGTTATACAAATCTATCTAAGAAGTACTTGGGCAGCTTTGATTTATTACGTATAACGGCATCATATATATTAGCATCAAGTACATACGTAACACAATGATCTTCTTGATTACGTATACCTCTACCGCATTGTTGTATAAAATTTGAAAGCATCTTATTAACATACCATTGCTTGTCTTGCTCAAACATTTTCTTTATCCTGTCATCCCCTAGAGGTAAGTACGCAGCTTTAATAATAATTTGAAAGCGTGCTAGGTCACCTTTAAGATCCACTCCTAGCCCTAGAGAGGGGCTCACTAATACAGTCGGTTGGTCTGATGATGTATGCTCTTCTAGAATCTCCTCATTACGTGTCATGCCATCACGGTAAAGAAATCTCGATTCACTCAACCCTCTTTGCAGATAGCTAGTAATATAATTTGTATGTGTATGTATAATACCCTTATCACCACTATGGTTTTTACAAATCTCCTTTATCTGCTCCACAATCGATGGTAGAGCTTTTTGCAGATTAGCATGATTGAGTCGATTAGATTTAGATACGTATATAGGAGCTTTAGCTGGGTCGAATAAACTACCTGACTCAACATATTTATACTCCTTAATACCTAGAGTCTTAGCCAAGTTCCTATGGTCAATAACCGTTGCAGACATCAGTAAGACCCTTTCAGCATACCTAAAGATATAACTCGAAAGAGTATCAACCTTAAGGGGTGTAAGTCTAATGTTAAACTTATCTTCCACCTGTACAATATATTCGCATTGCTGCCAGGTATCACCAATTAGTACCAAGGTACGGTGTAGACTTCTAAGATATTTTAACTTAGATAACTCGTTGTTTGAAAGACCGAGTTTAATACCATCAGTTAATATATTAATATGCTCACTAATTGTTGACTGTACCTCATTTAACCACTTTTTAACAGCGGCGTTTTTAGTTGATGATAGTGGAAAGATCTTAACCTTGAGTTTATGTAATTTCTGAATATCGACTGCTACGGAAAATTGCTTTATAATCTCATCCTCTAACTCCGATGCCTCGTCACATATAATATAATTCTTATATTTAACATGGTCAGGTAACGCTAGAAACATCTTATAGTTCAGAGCCGTGAACTTACTAGTAAGTGCTGCGTTACGATCATTATGGTAGTCACATTGATTAGCCTGCCTATGAGCATCCAGTACCTTCTTAGGCATTACTACAGATTCTTGCTCTACATCAATATTACCATCGATAGTACTTCTATAGTTAGCCTTACCCTTTAGTACAGCAGTATCTTCGAATAGGTCCTGGTACTGATCTTGTAGTGCCTTAGTAATGGTTAGAGCAAAAGCCCCCGCGGGTAACGCGTCTCTACATTCTTTTTCATGGATATAGTTACCATTGGAATCCATCTTAAAGGCAGCGTACGTATTGACGAGGTTAGTAAAGTTATCAGAGAAGGGAGTAGAGGCATTAGCGAGAGTCTTAGATATAAAACTCTTACCACTCCCTGTAGGAGCACTACATATAACGAACTTATTTCCAGAGTCAAATGCCTGGTCGATTTCTCTGATTATTTTATCTTGCTGACTGCTCGGGGTATATCCCTGAGGAAAGTTATTTAAAAGTCTACCTACCATATAGCCAATTATAGGCTATACAACTGATAAAACAAGGCTTGTATCGTAAAATTTATTACAACTAGTCTTATCTAGTAATTTTATACGGTAAAATAGAGCTTTACTTGTACCTGTGAGTTCTGCTATATCGTATGAGAACTTTAAATTACCAGCGTCCTGTCGCTCCCAATTAAACGGATATGGTACTTCATACACACGTGTTTCGTCTTTATGATTTTTTAGAGTAAACACAAAATGAAACTCCTTAAATTTAAACAGAATTAATTTACCTTTTTTGAGAGTTTTACCACTCTTCAAGAGGAAGACGACATCTCTTAATAAAAAATCGTTCAATTGTGCTTCTATTGCTGCTACTTGTCTCATTTGCCCATAAATTGTTGTTTCTGTTCTGTCGTCATAGTATATACGTTAGCGTTGAAGTACTCCCAAAACTCTTCACGAGGTATACTCTTAATAAGGTTACATGCATCCATATTAACCATTCGCCAATCTTGCATGAAGACATCCCAGGTCAGTACTAAGTTTTTTGGACCTGGGGCGTAATCAGGTAGCTTGACGGGTGGTTTGTAGTTTAAGGTGGTTCGACCATTTACACTATTTAGAAGGGACTGGTCGTTAGTGCAAAGCATCGTACGTACCTCACCCGTAGTACGTTTAACAAATGTTATCTCACATACATTATTATCTAATAGCTGTAATAAGCTCTGACGATTAACTCTTGGCATCACCTTCTTTTAAATCATCTCGTCTTTTGCAGATACCAAATAATCTCTGCTCATTTAAAAACATACCCTTATCGATAGTACCGTAGTCTGCAATTTGAATATTTGCAACCGCGGCTCCTTTATCATTTGGAAACATAACAATGTCACCAGCTTTTGTATATTTACATTCTGGCCCGGCGATAATAACCTTAGCTTTACGCCACGTTTTCGTGAGGGTATTTGTGGGTATATAAATACCATCTCTCATGATATTATCACCAGAAGCATCCGGTGCCTCATCTATATACTCTACTAAAATAATGTCATCATATACAAACGATAGGACGAACTCTTTACTTAGATCAAAGTCTCCGGAGCTATGAGAGCTCAGGTCAATTAAACTTCTTTTTGTTGCTAGGTTGTCAATAGATGCTTGCGCCATACAGACTACTTATCAAGCATTTTTTGTAAGTCAACATTATGTCTATATTCTCTCTTAGACATAAACTCAGGTAAAATAGGTTCTTCCTCTTTTTTGACCTTGTCTTTTTTAGTCTTCTTCAGGTATGTAATCTTTTTAAACCTTAAGCGAGGTAGTATATTGTATAGATAATTATATTGGTTTTGTTTATCATCAAACAAGCTCCAATATTTATTACTCGACTCGTTAATATAATTAGCCATCTCTGGTGAGTACATACTACTCCATCGATTGACCATAAACAGGTTAAACTGCGACTCATCGTCGCAGTTCATATCTATTGTCTTCTTACTATAAAGTAAGCTATTTAGATACTGAAAAATAGTCATTATAGATTAATCTTGGTAGTAGCGATAAAGATATCATCTACCATGCCATAGAAGGTATCAATAGCTTTAGTCATAAACTCCTCGGTCTGTTCTTCGTCGAGTTTAGTACTATATGCGAATGACGGGGCTTTACTACCTGCATTGATATTGATACCTGTATGCCCAATTGCTACATTATCTTTAGAGTACGTAATACTAACACTACACTTACCAATCTGCTGGAGCTTACCATCACTACCTTCAAACTCATCATGCACCATAAGGTCATC